TCGATCCGCGAGCGCAGCGGTGCCCCATCCTCGGTGAAGTTCTGACTATCGGTAAACAGCAGGTTTCCTGATTGCGTGTCTCCCATCAGCCATTTGCCGAAGGCGTTGTGGCCGCCGACGCCGCGCCACGGGCCATAGAGCCCGGTCAAGGCATTGAGGCTCTGCCGCTCGTTCCACTTCTGCGTCGAGAGGTTGAACTGCCAGGTCCATGTCGAGGAGGTGAGCGTCCAGAATTTACGACCCGCCGAGATATGGACGCCGGCCTTGATCGTGTCGCCGGCCTTGACCGCGAACTCGATCAGCGTGTTGAGCGCGGGCGGCGAGATCGCCGGTCCCGGTTGCAGCGTGTTGTACGGCAGGCGATAGACGTTGAAATCCTGCGCCACCCAGATCAGATCGTCGAAACCGGTTTCCCATCCCGCGATTGCGCTCTGCTGCACCAGCCCATAGGCCAGCGTCATGAATTTTGTATAGGGATAGGCTGGTGTCGGGGCTGCCGTGTCCTGCCAGACCTCGCAGCCGCCCGTGGTGAAAAAGTACATCATGCCGTTGAAGGCAATGCCGCGGAGCAGGACGACATCTGACTTCGACTGCAGTTTGACGAACGTGAGCGCGTTCTGCGTCAGTGCATTGATCCCGGAGGCGAACACCCGGCCGTCCGCGATCGTGAAGTGAAAGACGCCATCCTGGAACGCCACGCTGTTAGGCTGCGGCAGCACGCCGCCGCCGTTGTAGGAGACGGGCGCCGCCCCACCGGTCGACGTGAACGCCCCATCCCCCGGACTGACGATCACGACATCGACGGTGACGGCCAGATCGCGCGCGATGCTGATAGGAGCCGTCCCCGGTATGCTGCCGAGCGAGGTCACGCCGCCGCCGGCGTCGACCGTCGATAGGTTGTTGTTCCACACCTCATAGGACAGATTGTTGACGATCAGACCACCGCGATAGCCGGTCTGGGACGTGACGGCGTGGCGTGTCAGCCCAGGCGATCGTCGCCAGACTTGCGGTGATGGTCCGGTAGGATGCTGCGCCTCGCCCAAGGCTTCTGCGTATCGATTGATGATCCTCCCGGCCGATTCCTGCGTGTTGTCGCCGGGATGCAGGTTCGATCCGGGAAACGAGCTCAACGGCCATGGAATCGGGATATAGGGGGTATTCGGCATCAGAAATAGTCAACCTTGAGCGGCTCGAGCGTGGGCTTGAGCCTGGTCATTTGCTTGAGCGACTTGGCGGCGGCGCCGCCGCCGATCTCGACCGTCACGCCGTCGCCGAGCCCCGCATTCATCATGTCGGTGCGGTCCTGCCCGGTGTAGCTGAACTTCTGGCATACCTCGCCGGCGATGATGGAGGCGAGATCGAGGAACCACGCGCCCGGAACGGAACTGGTATCGTAGCTCGACAGCGTGATGATTTCCAAGCCGGCCAGTTTGCGCAGGATACCGTCGTAGGCCGAGAAGACGTAGTTGTAGTCCTCTGGATCGGTAGGCTGCCCGGCCGACTTCACGCCCAGTTTCGCCAGCGTCTCGTCAATCAGGTCGTTGACTGTGCGGTACTGGCCGGCGTAGGGAGCCATTACATATCCCCGCCGTCATTGCTGGCGTGCTTGATGCCGAGATTGCTGTTCATCTGCTCGACCTTCATGTCGAAGAACGGCCGCAGCATCGCAATATCCTCCTCGCCGACGCCGATCCGCTCACGCATCGATTTCTCGTCGTCCCAGCGACTGATCATTTCCCGCGGGGTCTGCTCGTCGCTGCCATCGGTGCCCGCCGCCGCGAACCAGGCTTGCGCCCAGGAGCGGTATTCTTCCGCGGTTTGCGGCTTGCGGCCGTGCGCGATCGGTTTGATGAATCGCGGGAACCCTTCGACCTCGAAAAACGGATTGTCCTTCAGCCGATCCGGCATGAAGGTAAGTGTATGCACGGTGCGCGTGGTATGGGTTCCGTCTGCCGCGACATGGTGTTGGGGCATGTCGTCCTCGAAGTAATGCCGCTTGTTTTTCCGCGACATCACAACGGGCTTGTTGGCGACAAAAAGAATTCCATTCACGGTCGCCTGCGACTTGTCCTCGGGGCCGGGATGGAACGTGACCTTGATCTCGGCCTTCGGCTCGGCGGTCTTGGCGCGGTTCAGTTCTGCGGTGCTGTTCATTTCTCACCTCTATCGCTAAGGAACCACCGAACTACGCCATCCGCTGCTGCTCCCCGCGAGATTGTTGGGGACGCGCACGAAAATGGCGGATTGACCGGCCGGAACGGCGAGCACCTGATTGACGACGCCGTTGTTGAACTCGCCTACGGCCGGGAAGGCATTGATCGAGTTGGGGCCGTCATTGATGACCCACACCATGGGTCCGGCATCACCCGAGAGGACGCTCTTGAGGATGACGCTGGTGCCGGCGCCGCCGCGCAGCACGCGGATGCCCTCGCCGAGTATCGAGGTGGCGCCGGCTTGCACGGTCACGCCGGTGGCGCCGCCGGCGGTCTGATTGTCGTCGAGCACCGTACCGGCGAGCGAAAGGCTATTCAGCACAGCGTTATTGGCTAGGCTCATGGATTTATCCTTTCATAAGGAAGGGGCGGGAGATCCCGCCCCATTGCATGGGGACCAGAGTGTCCCCTCAGCAGCCGGGAGCGGTGGCGCCGAGTGCGACCGGCCCGCATAGTCCGTCATTGGGAGCGGCGTATTCCAACACGATGGCGGCGGCTCCAGCCGTTGCGGCCGTGGCGCCTGTATACGCGATATTTGCCCAGATATCGAAGCCGCCATTGCTCCCGGTCTGGGCGATGTTGTTGCCGGTCGATTGCACACCGAGGCCGGTCGCCGTGACGATGGTCAATTGCGTGACACCGGCGGCGCCGTGCGTCGAAGTTCCCGCCACCAGCAATGCACCCGTGCCGGAAGCCGTGCTCAATGCAACGGTGTCGGTGGTGGTGGAGTTGAACGAGGTGAATACCTCGAGGACGCCGCGCAGGATCCATGAATTGTATGGAACTGCGCCGACTTTATAGGAGCAGTTGCCGGCCGCGGCAGGGAGTGGGCAGGAATTGAAGTTGACCGGGAACCGCATGTAGTGGACTTGCTGGGTCGGGAATATGCGCGGCGAGAACACGGGTTGAGCCGCGACATAGAGTCCAGATCCGACGACAAGCAGAGCAAGAGCGAGGCCGGCAAGTAATCCGCCGCTCACCCGCGAGATCAAGTTCTTCATGGGATTGGCTTTCGTTGATGTGGATGGAACGGCGGAACCGACGCTGCCGTCTCCTGACGAGCAGCAGCGCCGGGCCGATAGAACCGCGAGGGCAGCCGCGGCTCTTATGTGTCATTCGCCGAGGCGAAATATCCGTAGAAGATACCCCAGCTCTTGTAGTTTCCGGCCGGGTTTGCCTTGGCGATGGTCTTGAGGCCATAGGCCATTTCGACGCCGACGCCGCGGAAGAACTGGTAGTCGTCCTCTTTCAAGAACGTCGGGCGAGGCATTCTGCCCCACGCCCAGGCCATGGCGGATTGTCCGCACATGAACACGGGCGCGATCTGGATGCCGCCGGCGCCCGCGGTGGTGTAGGTCGTGGGCAGACGGATATCCAGCTCCGGGATCTCGCGGAAGATCATGCCGTTGTAGAGCAGGTCGCCGTCTTGGAAGAGCGGGTTCTTGTCGAGCCCGTCGCCTTCACGCGGACGCGCCTGGGTATTGGCGTTGATGATCGTGGTGTCGAGCTGGATGTCGCGGAAGCAATTAGACCCCACGAAGACCACGAAATATTCCCGGCCGTTTTTCAGCTTGTAGGGTCTGATCCTCGGGTTGGCTTTTTTGGCCAGCCGCTTCATCTTATTTGCCGCGGCGGCGCTGAAGGTCATGCCGGACGTGACATTAGCGGCCGAGGTTGCCCAGTTGCCGGGCGACAGGTTGCCTTGGCTGCCACCAAACAGGACGCGATCGGAGTTGTCGGTGGTGAATGTGTTGCGTTGTGCTGGGGTTGCCGCGTCGAAAAACGCGCCGTTGACGCGCTGGCCGCCGGCAGAGCCGAGACCGGCGGGCTGTGTGTTCTGGATCGGGATCGTGTTGAACGTGTCCACGATCTCGTTGCGCTGGAGCTCCTTGCCCCAGTCTTCGAGCAGCGGACGCGCCTGGCCGAATAGGTCGATGCTCGACTTCTGCTCTTCGGACTTCGGGATGCGGACGGCGTTTCTCGCCCAGTCGATCCACATCCGATCGCCGAAATTGTCGATATTTTCTTCGTTGCCGACGAGCGTTCCGGTCGAGATCGCGTTGGCCTTGAGCCTTGCGACCAGCGGGATATTGATCTGCTCGCCGCCTTTTTTCAGGTCATTGATGACGCGGATGATCGCGGTGAGTTCTGTGCCCACATACGGGCTAAACAGGTTCTGCCGGATGTATTCTCGTGTGACTTCCTTGCGGAAGACGATGAGTTTATTTTGGGCTTGTACGGTAGTGATGGCCATGGCCAGACCCCTTCAAGGGTTGGCTACGGACTTCTTAGCGGAGCGCGCCGAACCGGCTAGGCCGGGAAGCGCGAAGCGTAGCTAGTTGAATGCGTCTCGGAAGATGCTTTCCTCGGAACCGTCGAAGCCGCGCGGGTCGAGGTTACGGCTATTGCCGCCCTCGCGTCCGACGCCGCCTGCTGAGTTCAATGAGGGAAGCCGGGGACTAGTCCCCCTGCCGCGTTGTGCGGGCGCGCGGTCCTGTTGACCGCGTTGCTGGCTCTCTGATGGACGCCGCTGCGCTTGTTGCGGGGCAATGCCTTCAAGGTCTGCCGGGTCTACGCCGAGCAGGCGTGCTGCCTGCTCGCGGTTGCGTTCCGCCTGCTCCTGGCGGAAGTTCTCCAGGTCGAGGGTATCCTCGGCCCATTGCATCAGCGCGTAGCCGGGATCGGGTGCATTCACGATGCCGCGTACCGTAGCCGCAGCATTCGGGTCCGTCCTGGCGCGAAACGAAAGCTCGTTTAACTGGCTTGCTGCCAGCGTGAATTCGTCCCTTCGGTTCTCACGCGAATAGGCCGCCTCGGTTGCCTTGAAGTTGTTCTCCAGAATGGCCGTTCTGGTGGCCTGCTGATATTCGGCCCGCATCTGCGCCGCCATGCCTTCGCGGAAGCCGGCCGGGTCGAGGACGGGGTCGGGCAGTTCCTGCGGGGGCGGCGCCGGCTGTTCTTGCCGGGGCGCTTCCATGCGTGCCAGCCGGGCCTCGAGCTCGGCAATGCGTTGGGCGGAAGGGTCGACTGGCGGCAGGCGGTAACTCGGGCGTTCCTGCGGAGGAGGCTCACGGGCGCCTTCCTGCGGTGCCTCGTCACCGGTCTCCTCCTGGCCTTCCTCGTCACCCTCCTCCTCGCCGGCGTCCTCCTCGTCGTCGCCTACCGGATCGTCCATCTGTTCGAGCGAGGTATCGCCGTCATTCTCGTCCTCGTCGTCGCCCATCGCCTCGGTGAAGATCTCGCTCTCGGTATTGGCCATGGCGGCGACCAGGAGGCTTTCGTCATCGTTCGATGTATCGGGCGCCGCCGCGCGCTGTGTTCTCGGTGCCATTGCTCACCTATTGAGTTGGTTCAACAGTTGGTCCTGGCGGCGCTCGCGCCATGTTTCCAGGTCGGTCTTGACGGCGTGGTAGCCGCCGCCCTCGTCGTGCATTTCCTTGACGATCTTGAAGCCGTATTCGTAGGCGAGCGCGCGCCAGCGCTTCGGCCAGCGGTCGAGCGCGGCCATGTGGGCGAATTGCGCGTTGTAGGTCATGTGAAGTGGCCGATCGATGGGTTGATCCAGACCGGGAACGCGGCGGTGGTAGCGGTGGAGTTGGGATCGAAGTTGGAGCCGAGGGCTTGCCATGCGGTGAATGTCAGCACCGATCCGGTGTCCTTGTTGAACTGAGAGGCGTTCGTTCCGCCGTTGGTGGCATTGGGGCACAGGTAGTTGTTGCGGTCAATAATCGAGGTCGCATGCTGTGTTGCAGCACCTTGTAGTTCAACAATAGCACATGTGCTACCTGTTCTTATGTCTTCAATCTGATTGTCCGTAAACACGAGAGGCCTGGTTGCGGTCAGGGTGGTTCCACCATCAATGTTGAACACCGCACTTTGTGCGTTGTATATTTTATTCCTATAAAGTTGGTAGCGACAGGTAGCCGCCATGGTAGCTGCCACTGCACCGCTAATACCGAAGTTCGAAAATCCCTGACCCTGTACTCCCCAGGCAAGACTGTCTCTGTATGTTGCCGTGAGACAGCCCGCAGTTTCAAAATATGCTCCCAGCGTAAGACTATTGATTGCATTTTTTTGGGCTACCACATTCTTCCATTGACACGAAAGAGCGCAATTAAAGCCGTCATCCAGGTCCAAGGAATATTGAGTACCGAAGAAGTAACAACTGTCCACGCACCAATATTGGGCATAGGCCGTCGCCACTACTCCGATGCAGGTAAACGAGGGTATAGAGATTGAGCCATTGCTTATGTTGTAGGTCCCTATCCCACCCGTTCCAGTTCCAAGGGACGTGATCGTCCCGATTACTTGAGCAATGATGGCAGGGTTGAACAGCGTCATCCCGACTTGAAACGGAGGGCTGGAGTTGGCAGTGGAGCCAAGAGTCAAGACACCGCTGCTTATACTATCGGTCGGTCCTGCTGAATAGTTGGTGTACGCGGTGCTTGGATTGTTAAAGTCACCATTTATGCAATACGATCTGGTCGGATCGCCAGCACCATTTTTGAGGCTGGTCCCGAAATCTATCCATCTGCACAAGAAATTTTCCTTGACCACCGGATAGATATGATGATCCTGAGCGCCCCCTTGACCGCAACCTACAATCGAGCCACCCACAATAAATAGCCAGCTGTCCCAAGAGGCAGTGGATATGCCCATGCGTGTGGAAAAAGTTCCGGTTAATGGACTGCTAACCTTGCAATTCCACATACCGGCTCGTGATCTTCTTCCAAACCCCAATCCGGCAGCAGTGTTGGGAGACAATGCAAGTACGTCCACACATGCAGCGGTTGTCGAAGTTACCGTTATGTTGTCAAGATAAATATCATGACATTCCAAATTCGGATCGTCGTTCTGACC